TAACATCAGCCAGTTTTGTAATTTGCGCTGGTACCGCAAGGTCTAACAAATACATACAATCATCTCGTAAGTATTCTGTCTGATCTTCATCAGAGTTGTTAAACCAACTATCTCGTTTTAAGATTTGAGTTATAAGCTCATCTCTATCAGCTGTGATAGTAAACAGCTGTTTGAATTTTTCGAACACTTCACCTCCATGAAAAGCAAGTTCGCGTTTAGCTTGATCGAGAACCATAAGTTCCCAATCAATTTGGTGTGAATCAGTAAACGCTAACATCTTTCCAATTGATGCTAATTCCAAACACCCAATGAGTTGACCATTGTATAAGGTTGGAGTTCGCTTCAGGAAGAGAACATTAGTAACTTTCTTAAACTCAATTGTTTTTTCCTCTTTTCTAGCCGGAGTTATACCCATATGAACCCATGACGCGAAAGCCATGATGTTTTCATGTGTATAAACATAGCGAAAATAAAGTTGAACAAATTTGAGATTATCATCACCATAATTAATTAAGGATACAACATCAAAGAAGTTGACTTTCCTAAAACCTAGGGAGACAAAGTTACCATATATAGGTTCTACACCAGAGTGTCCAGCTTTATAGTAACAAAAATAAAACTGGAGAACCTCTAGGATACACTCACAGATACAATTTATCCATGCAGTGCCAAAAACTCCACTTGGAAGTCTAGTTTCCATAAGGAATATATCATTTCCAATGATAACTACGAATTGTTGGAGAGCTTGGAGAATTGCTTTTATACGATTCAGCTCCTTCTTATTATCTGGGTTACCATAGAATGGTGTCAATAAGACTATTTGATACATGACATGGACAGCATATCGTAAAACGAGTAAGCGTTTGTCATATTTCTCATAATCAGAATCTAACCAGCCCATGTCTTCCAAAAATTGCAAGAAGGTTGCATCTTTGCATAATATATTATACATATATAAAAGACGTTCATTAAGCTCATTACCAATGGCATTCATACCTATCTGACCAAATAGAACATTTCTACGTTTCATAAAAATATCCATATATGGTGAAAGATACATTCGACACAGAACTAGAAAAGTGGTATTTCCAGCAAAGAAAATACGTTCTAAACCAGCATCTAACTTAGTCGTTTTAAGGACTTCGTCTTTGACATTAGCTATTGAAATATTCATGAGTGTACCACCGGAATCTATTTCATCTAGTGTTTGAATTAATTCTCGGGCAAAAAGAGGTGTGAATTGAGGTTCTTCAATACTACCACAAATTATATCATCTTTTTTAAGATGCATAAAAGGATAGCCACAACCAGCTTTCAGGTTAATAGGGTTTGTGTGTGTAGTGCCACGAATAGTGTCCTTAACAGATAAAGGACCAACGCTAGGAAGGTCATCTTTAATATATTTCATGATATGATCAGTGACAATATTTGCTGCATCTATAAATGGGGTCTGTTGTTTAACAGTCCCACAAGATGCCATCTGTCGCACACATGCTAAAAAAGGATTAACATACTCTCCATCAACTATCCTAGGACGTAGGATAGGTACTGAAAACTTTGCTGTGTCAGGAATCAATTCTACAGCTTTAGCATATAAAGGGGTTTGTCTAAACTCACTTCCAGGTTGAAATGGTGGTTTGTTAAGACTTCCACAATACACGCCTAATGCAGCAAACTGCTCTTCAGAAAGATGTCCTAGAACAGATCTTATGTGAGTGTTGACACCAAAGTTAGTCTCATAACGTTCAAAGTACCTTCGAACTGAATTACGATCATGAACCATGGGTAACATTGTAGATTTAGTTGTTGTTTTCTTCCCCGAAATATTGGGGATAAATGAACCGCGTGGTTCAAAAGCAAATGGAACATAAATAGCTCGCTTTGTGGTGTCAGTAACTCTCGAAAGAATTCCAACACAACATGGAGATATTTCTACACCATTATGGTAAGTCAGAAAAACAGGAGTTCCTGACATACCACTTGTACTTTCAAACTGTAGGCAATATGCCATAGCTGGTTCAGTAAAATCAATACCATTACATGAGCAGGCTTGTTCAAGTGTTGGATTGATAAAACCAATGTCATTATGAATACCAACAGTATAACGATCTCCATGTTGTGCTTTATAGTCATATCGCACAGGAACAAATTTCCGAGGAAATGCACATGGGAACGCTATAACATCGTG